TATCAACTACATGACATGCTGAAAAGTCTTTACCATCACCTCGAGCAACGTCAGCAATTACCATATATTCTCTAGAATAATCTGCTACTTCCCAAATCCATAGGTTTTGGTCTACACCTCTACGTTCAATTGGATCTTGAATGGTTGTTTCTTTAATAAAGTCAATCCATTCAGAATAGAATACAATATCACCTGAAGTGCTAAAGTCACAGTCACATTCTTGTGCTGCTAATCTAGCATCTCCTAGTAATTCATCTTGACGTTTTCTCCAATTTTCATCTCGTTCAGGATGAACCCACCAAGGTAGTTTAATTGGTAAAAAATCATTTTCATTATTTTCAGCCGAAACCCATGTTTTATGGAACCAGTTACCTGTACCATAAGGGGTAGATAATACAATAGCACCACCACCAGTAGCTAGGGTTTGTTGAGCTGAGGCCCAAATTTCTCCAATTTGTTCAATAAATGCTGCCTCATCTACTAACAACAAAGATACTGCTTCTGATCGACCTGCATCTGAACTTGCGGAAGTTGCTTTGATTTGAGAACCGTTGCTTAATCGCAGTGAAAGTTTGTTGTTTTCATCTGCATCAATTTTAAGCCATGAAGGTAAATTGTCGTACATAAATTTTACCTTTGTAACCATGTTACGGGCTGTTTCTTGCTTTGTCGCAATACAAAGTACGTTTTTATCTTTATGGAATAACATTAACCACAAAGAATAACCTGCGGACAAAGTTGAGATACCTAACTGTCTTGATTTTAGAATAATCGAGTATGGGTTATCTCTTAATAAACGTAATGTTTTTTCTTGGAAAGGATATAAATTAAAAATAACGCGACCACGTTGTGGGTGTTGAATGTGACAGTACTTTTTCATAAAGTGAGCTGGGTCTTGGGCACACTTGATATATTCCTGTCTAATTATTGCTTTTAAATCCTGATCAGCCATTATTTTCCAATTCTCCAGTACATACGGGTTGATAGAACTGGTTGGAAATCTTGATTAACACCTAGCCCAAAACCGTATACATTTCTTTTTTTATTTCTCCATAACATTTCACCACCTAGATAATTTAATTGGTTTGTTTTTCCTTGTAAACCCACACCTAAATAGAATTCATTCTCATTAATGTAGACTGTATTAATTATTGTTGTGGTGGGTATTAAAACATTAGGTTGGATTTTTCTAGATAGTATAGAATTTTTACTTATAGTATCATTTATAATAATACTTCCCAAGGAATCTAGATTTAAAGTATCTGTGTAGAAATATTTAGTATAATAATCTTTTAAAATACTTAAGGTATCAACATCACTGGGTATAGTATCGTGGATTATTTTTATTTTGGTTTTCCATTTGGGAACATACACCAAACTATCAATTTTTAAAGTATCCCACTTAACTTCTACTTTAGTAATTACTTTAGGTTCTATAGGATCATTACCCCCTCTACAATCTCGCATAAAGAGAATAATAATTACTAACGCTACAATAAGTAGTGTTTGGATATTTTTAAAGAAGTCCTTCAAGTTCTTTTTTAATTTTTGTTAGTTCTTTTAAACGAGTTAAAAGTTTTGATTTTTCTGGTTCTTCAGCATCTTTATATTTTTTAACTAAAGATTTCATTTGCTTAGTAGTTTCACCTAATTTATTAGCAATTTTAGACACAGAATCACCTTTTTTAGCTGCTTTACTAGCTTTTTTATCCATATCATCTTCTTCTTCCTCATTTAAAGGAGCATTCATCATTAACTCTTCAGCACGTGAAATAGCATTGTCTAAACCATCGTAAAATATATCATCACCTATTACATTATATGCTTTTTTTGATATATCTTGAAGTTGAGTTAAAATTATATTTATGTCTGATGCTTTCCCAAGAGCCCAAGTACCTTCTTTCATAAGATCCTTAGTTTTTTCTAATTCCTTATTTAATTCAGCTTGTGCCTTAGTTTTATCTTGAATATCCTCTGCGGATTCTTCAGATAAAATTTCTATAATTTCATTTTTAATAGATGCTTTTAATTCGGATTTTTTCATTTTTTAAATATTGAACGTTTTTGTGGTATGTTAAAAATACTGTCTTTTAATACTTGGAGTGAATCCAAGTGTAGAGAAATATCTATCTGGCATTGTTGATATTCTTTTTTTAACACTTTAATTTCATTTTTTAAATTTTTTACTTGAGTAGTATAAGATAAAATAGAATCTTTAAGTGTTGAAATAAATTCTATTTTTAAATTAAGTTGGGATGAAAGTGTTGTATTTTTTATAGTTAAAGTATCAATTTGTAAGGATTTCTCTCTTAATTGTTGTTCAAGTTGTCTAATTGAATACTCTTCATGTGTTAAAGTTTTAGACAAAGAATCTAGATAATAATTTTTTTGTTGGTTAGTTTTTTTTATTTGCGTAAGGTTAGAATCAGCAGTAGCTAATAAACTATCCGTAATTGATATAGGAGAAGATGTTTCAGGAACAGCAAATATATCAGGTTCTGGGTTTGTGCAACCCAAAAATAAAAATATTAAAAATATTATCGACTTTGATTTATTAAAAAACATTCTATCAATTTTTGGTTTACTTCTTCTAATTTTTCTTCATAATCCTCTACCTTTTCCTCTAATACTTTTATTCTAGCATTTTGACTTTCAACTTGTTGGGAATGGGAATTGCGAAGTTCATAAAAAAGGTACCCTACAACCAACAGCATTAAAAAAGCTATTGCTGTTATAGGGCTTTTTTTAAATTGTTCAAAATTTACAGGTAATTCCATACCTATAAATATCATGAAAAAATTACCTTTACAATTTGTTTAATACGTTCTTCCGTAGTACCTGATAATGTGTGTAGGTTTTTTATTCTATGACGGTAACGAGTAATAGTATTAGTAATAATAAAATCGATTAAATTTCTATATTCAGCATCGGTTTCACGAATACCATTATCTTCAATTTCAACACCTTCAGGAGATACATAGAAAATATAATCATATTCTGATATTAAATTTTTAGCATGGGTTGTGAAATCTTCTTTATTCAAATAATTCATAGATTTAGAAGCCCGAGCAAATGCAATCACATCAATTACAGTACGATCTGTAATGATATTTTCTTGCATAAGTTCAGTTGCACGTTCAGCTAAAAATACAGTTTGACCTTTTAATGTTGAATCAGTGTTTAATGGAATTCCCATTGCCATCAATTCTTTAGAACGTTCTGTTCTGGTAACATAATCTTTAAATTCAGGTAACTCTTTTAACGCATTTACAAGCGTTGTTTTACCTACAGACATTGTTCCACAAAGACCTATTTTCATATTTTCAAATATATTAATGTCTTATATTAGCTCCAGTTTGTTTATACCAAGGAAGCCCTTCACAATTACTTAAAGCTTCACTAAAACCTTCTTGATCAAATTCAATACCATACAGATACCAAGATTTTTTCAATTCACATTCTTCCCCTTGAATAGGTTCAATTGCTGGGCCTTCCCAATTGTGATGTTTCCAATGTTTTTCATCTTTAAATTTAATAAAATAATGATAAGCACCTTGCGATCTCATTCTCCTATATTCGTATAGTTTTTCTTTTGCCATAACTTTTAAAATATATTTTTTATTTATTAATATACAACTACTTTTAACTATTTCCAAATTTTAGAATATGTTCTGCAACATAATTGCCTTGTGCCCCAGAAACTGTAATGCCACGAGCTGATAAGGCATCACCTACAAAATGAACGTTATCATAATCCACAAGTGACAAATTGTTATAATTTACAAGTGGTTCAGGAGACAAATACTTTACTTCAGGAATGTAAATGCCCCAATCATCTTCTAATGTGGGGAATACTTTTTTCATATCCTCGATAAAATCTTCAATATATTGAAAATATTCTCCCATTATCTCTCGTACACCATCCAAATATTCTATTTGATAAGATGATATATTGTTTCCCTCTGATGTAGTAGAAGGGATACGGGTTGGGCTATAATATAAACCAGTCCCACTAAATTGTAGTTTATTTACTACCTCACGTGACCATTCAAATGGTTTTTCAATGCCTTGAATTTCCATCAAGATGCCAAAATTGGTCATATCGTTTCTATGTTCTTCTCCTTTTTTGGCGTGTCCGTTATAGCTAACATTTCCATACGTTTGTTCAACGGCAACATAAGCTGCGTTGTTGTTAGTACAGAATGAACGTAGTGATACTCCTTCGTCTTCGAATTTACGATATAGCTTAAAATCATAACTAATATCAATTAGTTTCTGGAAGTGTTTTTGTGGTGCCTCAAATCGCACCCCAATTTGTACTGGTTTTGGTTCAGTAGGTAATGTATATTCGTCTGCTAGTTGTTTACCAAAGTCAATACCTGATTTACCAACTGCAAAGATTAGGCGGTCATAGGGGAATCTAAGTTTAATATTATCAGTTTCAACTAAATTTTGATTAAAATAAATACTAGTTACTTTAGTTTCCCATACAAATTTAACACCTTTAGATACTAGATAATCGTACCAATTTTTACCAATCTCGTGTAGATAATCTGTACCAACGTGCCAAACAGGAAATAAACGCAAACCAAAATATGGTTTAATAAAATCTGGTTCTGCTATTGGGTTTGAACATTGTACTTCTTCTGGTTTAGGATGGAAACGTTTAAAGTTGTTGATTACCCCATCAAACAATTCCATTGCCTTTTCTTCTCCACAATACTTAGACATATGACCTCCAATTGAGGTATGGTAAGTAAGTTTACCATCGCTCCATCCACCAGCACCTAAAAAGCCTTCCATTACTTCGGCAGGCTTTCTTTTATATGGGTCTTTTCCCATATCAATGATAGTGATATTTTCACCGGGATAGCCATTGTCTACAAGTTTGGTAGCTGCGTTTACACCTGCTACACCTGCTCCCACAATTACTAGTTTTTCTGCCATTTGTTTTTTATTTTTAACTTATTAAATATACGAAAAAAAAGTGGCGTCTCCACGTTGGATGACGCCACAGCTGTCTGTTTTGTTTTTTATTAAGTCGTTCGGCTATGAATCGAACTAAATGTTGGATTTATTAATAATAATCCTCGTCTTCATCATCATAATCACTACCATAACGTCCATGATAATCATCCCACTCTTCGTCTTCCTCTTCATCCA